AGAATGTCTGCTTCAAAGAAGGCGCGACTGATTACGTCATCGACAAGTCAGCCAACATCGAGCACTGGACAGACGGTCTCGGCTACCTAATCCTTGGTGCCTTTAACCCGATGTATATGCAGTCTGGCAAAGGAACTGGCATCAGGGTCTATTAAAGACTATGCTCGGCACTATGCTCGGCACTATGCTCGGCAGCGCATCAACTTTGTTTGCTAACGCTCAGTTGCAGCTTAATTTAATGCAGTATGTTTTCTCGTGTGGTGGTGGAGTTCAGTCAACTGCGTGCTTGGTCTTGGCTGCACAGGGCAAGATTCCCTACCGCACTTTTATTTTTGCCAATGTTGGCGACAAGGCGGAATCGCCAAGCACCATCAGATATATCGCAGAAGTGCTAAAGCCCTATGCAGCTACTTATGGCATCAAATGGGTGGATGTGCAGCGGCGAAAAAAAGATGGATCTGCTGTTGACTTGTTCGATCATCTTTACAGACCGATTCGCTCGATTGACATCCCGGTGCGCATGAGCAACGGTTCGCCGGGCAACAGGAACTGCACGGTCGAGTTCAAGATTAAGCCGATTGCCAAATGGATCAAGCACAATGCACCCGGCTGCACACTTGGCAAAGGCATTAGCACTGACGAGCCACATCGTGCAACGCCAAGCCGTGAATCCGATGGCTATACCAGCGCCTATCCATTGATTGAGCTCGGTATAAATCGCAGTGACTGCCTGCGACTTGTGCGTGAGGCAGGCTTGCCACAGCCACCTAAATCAAGTTGTTGGTTCTGTCCCTACAAGACCACTGATCAGTGGATCACAATGCGACGAGAGAAGCCAGAGCTGTTTTTTGCCACAGCAGAGCTGGAGCAAATGCTTAACGAAAAACGTGTCGCTATTAAAAAGGATCCGGTTTATATCAGCGGTATTGGCGCACGCAAGGCGCTACCGATTAACGAAGCTATTCCCGACCAGCTTGGTCTGTTCCCTGAGTGGATTGATGAGCAAGACGGCTGTGAGTCTGGTTATTGCATGACATAAACTGAGGCATCGCCTGAGAGATTAGAGACGTGTACAGCGGCTTCCAGCACTACGACCGTCAGCTGACCGCTCGCGTCGCCAAGGTCAACGACCCAAACGCTGCTTGGCGGAATCAAGAACCGCACTGGGTTTTAATCGAAGACCTGATCGGTGGCAGCTACGAACTGCGCCGCCGTCATCGCAGGTACTTGCCGCAGGAGCCAAGAGAGCTTGACGAGGCGTATGACAACCGCCTAGCTCGTTCCGTCTGCCCGCCTTACTACATCCGTCTGGAACGGATGCTGGCTGGCATGTTGACCCGCAAGCCGGTCAGGCTTAACGACGTTTCCGATGTAGTCCGCGAGCAGCTGTTCGACGTTGACCTGCAGGGCAACGACCTGAACGTTTGGACCTATGAAGCCTGCCGCAAGATGGTCCGCTATGGGCACATCGGCGTTTTGGTTGATGCCCCTGCTGCTGGCGAGCTTGGGCGTCCCTATTGGGTAACGTACACGCCGAGGGAGATCCTGGGCTGGCGTACTGAGCTGATCGACGGAGCGCAGAAGCTCACCCAGCTGCGGCTCCTTGAAAAGGTCATCGAACCCGATGGCGAATACGGCGAAAAGGAGGTCGAGCAGGTTCGTGTCCTGACCCCTGGCGCTTTCGAGATTCATCGTCATGACGACAAAGGGCAGTTTGTCGTGTACGACAGCGGCACGACGACGATGGATCACATCCCGTTTAACATCGCCTACGCGAACCGCGTGAACTTCATGGAGTCACGCCCGCCACTTGAGGACATCGCCAACCTCAACCTCAAGGCGTATCAAGTCCAAAGCGACCTAGATAACCAGCTCCATATTTCGGCAGTGCCGATGCTGGCGTTCTACGGCTTCCCGCAATCCGCAGAAGAAGTCAGCGCCGGTCCAGGCGAAGCGATCAGCTTCCCCTCAGACGGGCGGGCAGAATATATCGCTCCCCCTAGCAATGCTTTCGACTCTCAGTTCCGTCGTCTCGATCAGCTCGCTAGTCAGATCAACGAGCTAGGTCTGTCTGCTGTTCTCGGTCAAAAGCTCTCTGCCGAGACCGCTGAGTCGAAGCGCATCGACCGCAGCCAAGGCGATAGCACGATGATGGTCATCGCGCAGAACATGCAAGACCTGATCGACAACTGCTTAGCTCATCACGCTCACTACCTGAACATCGAGGAAGTAGGTAGCAGCTTTGTTAATCGTGACTTCCTTGGTGCTCGTCTGGAGCCTCAAGAGATTCAGGCGCTGCTGCAGCTTTATACAACTGGCACGATTACCCAGAAAACTCTGCTTGACCAGCTTTATGAAGGCGAGGTCCTGGGCGATGAGTTTGATGTCGAGGAGGAGCTGGAGTCAACTCAAGCAGGCGGTTTCGTCGAAATGGCACCGCCTGAACCTCGGGCTGCTAATGCGATCCCAGAAGAGTCAGCAGAGCCGGAAGATACAGAAGAAATCCCGGCATAGTGAGGCAACCGGAGCAGTCCAATGAGCGCATCGAAGCCGCGCAAACAGCAGCTCACGGTTCTGCAAAAGCCGCTAGCGGATCCCATCTTCGCCGTCATCCGCTGTACCTGGTTTCGTGAAGGCAAAGAATATGAGGTCGAAGAGATGCAACTAGAAGAGGATGTCGAGCACGTCGAGTTTGTCTTGCATGAGCTGATCGAGCGTTGCTTGCGGGCTGGCGCTGATGTACTGGTAATGACTCCCTGTCCAGCAGAAGAGATAGGGATCGTGCCATGACGCAGCACGCTGAGTTCTACCGCAACGCGATTGACCTGAACCGATACAGCAACGGTGTTACCCGCCGCATCGTCCGGGCTTACAACGACGTCATTCTTGATACGACCGAACGACTAGCAGCGCTCGACCCTAGTTCTGCGCCGCAGACAGCAGCTCGCTTACGCGCCATCCTCGCCCAGCTAAAAAAGTCGCTAGCCACCTGGTCAGGCAGTAGCACGATGCTGATGACCGAGGAGCTTCAGGGGTTAGCGATCCTGCAAAGCGACTTCATGGTTCAGCAGCTCCGCGATCTACAGCCTCCTGGTGCTCCGGCGATTGTTCGCACGGTCGAGATCAGCCCGCAGTTCGCTCAAGCGGTTGTTACCTCTGACCCAACGCAGCTCGGTATCGTTTCTCTAAGCGATCAACTGCCAGGCGCTGCCCGCACCGTCGCTCGCGTAACTGTTGCTGACGGCGTGACCCTTACCCTGCCGAACGGTCAGATCGTGCGGAAGGCTTTTGAAGACATCGGCACTGCACAGGCGGAGCTGTTTGCGCAAGCTGTTCGGAATGGTCTCCTGACTGGAGAATCGACCGAAAGCATCGTCCGCAGGCTCAAGGGAAGGCTGAACCGCGAAAGCCTCGGGACTGTTAATCAACAGATCCAACAGGGCGGATTGGTCACGGCTCGTGCGAATAACCAGATCCGCGCCATCGTCCGCAGCAGCATCACCCAGGTCAACGATGCTGCGATGCAGCAAGTCGCCCTAGCGAACCCCGATGCGACCAAACGGTATCGCTACACCGCTGTCCTTGATAGCCGGACCTCCCCGATCTGCCGGGCACTCGATGGCAAGGTCTACAACTGGGGCGAAGGACCAGAACCGCCTGTTCACTTCAATTGCCGCTCGATGCGGGTGCCGCTTGTCAAAGGCTTCGCCAAGCGAACGCTAGAACTGCGGCAGACCTACGGCGAATGGCTTCAAGCCAACCCGGAGCAGAAGGAAAAGGTCTTTGGTAGCAAGACGCCTTACTTCAACTATTTATCCAAGAAGTACGGACCAACCGATGCTGTCCGTCGTTTTGTCCGTGAGGATGGGACCGAACTAACCTTGGATCAACTGGCTAGCAAGTATCCCAATGTCAAACCAAAAGTTCCAGGCGATTAACCTCAACGGCGAGCAGGTACTGGCTAGGCAAGTCAGGCTCGACGATGGCACCCTGCAATGGCGCAATAAGT